AGTTCAAGGCTACAGCTTCAGCATCGTCCACCCTGCCCGCCAAGACCAAATCCTGAACCAGCCTTTGGGAACCTATCCTTCTTTGCTCATTAAGGATGACATTAGCACGCTGCCTTTCCAGTTCATCAGCCATAGGGTCGTTGAGGCTCTGGTAAAGACGTTCCAAGCCTGGGGAAATGGGTCCAAGAGCGAAGTCGTGTTTAAGGGCTCGTTGCCAAGCTACACCAGGAGAAAGAGTAATCCCTGGAACCTCGGTCTCCTGGGGTTCTGTCTCTATGATTGGAGCATCAGTCAGAGAGTCATCCAGGGGTTCGGTAAGAATATCGTCCTCTGGCATGGGTCCGAAGTCTGCTGATGGCGTCTGAGACCCCTCATCAAAGGGTACAGGAGGAGAAGCAATAGACCCCGGAGGAGCAAAGTCCTCGTCCCCTGGCATGGGGTTCTGAGTATCAGCAAGACGACGCTCGACACCACCGAGAACTCCATGTGCCCAATGGCCTCGATCCAATACCGTAGTTGCCCGTTGAAGAGCATCCCTCACGGAGAAAAGATCATCTTGTCCTGGTTCCCAACCACCCTGAGCCATACGACGCATGTAATCTTCCGCTACAAGCGCGTCTTGGTTCATTTGGTCAGGAGTGTATTCACCGGCCATCAGGACCTGCCACCAAAGAGAGTTGAGCCTATAGCGCCAATACGGGGAGAAGCATTGACAGCATCAGAGCCAAAGCTAGAAAGACCAGCACCAGTGGCGATAGTTGACTTAGCCGAAGCTACATCCCTGTTAGCTGCAAAGACCTCCCTACCAAGCTCCAGGTTCTCGTTTGAAGCTCTTGTAGACCTGGCTGCTTCAGACCCGATCTGGCCGAAAGCACCGAACAAGGCAGAGCTTTCTTCGGCACCAGAAGCAGTAGCATTGGAAAGAGCTACGGCACGGGCCGCTTGAGCACGCCTGATAATCTGCCGCCTTTCACGAAGAGAATTCAGCTCAGCTTGTCGTTCACGAGCTGCCTCAGCACGCTTGGAAGCCGCTGATAGCTCTCGTTGCCCCTGGATATTCTGGTAGAGCCCTACCCCAGATGCGACCAAGCCAGCACCAGCAGCAACGCCCGCAATCGAACTTGCGCTGAGAAGACCACTAGCAGTGGATGAAGCTGTCGTGAGGGCCGCAGCAATACTTGAGAAAGCCGCCATTGTTGTTAGTCCTTATTGATCATCTTGATGAAGCTCTTCTCCACCGGGGCAAATCCTCGATATGAATAGAGCCTGTCCAACTCCTTGCTATTGCCAAAGTTAGCAACATGGATAATATCACAGCCACAGATCACCTTCGCCCAATGCTCGTATGCATCCAGAAGCCTACAGGAATACTTGCCTCTAAACGCTGGCTTGACATACCAGACAAGTTCAGTCGCGACTTTCTTACCATTGATAAGTGGGTGCTCATTGCCAATCAGCCCCACCAATATGCCTACAGGTTCCTCCTCGTAGCACAGGAGAAGGATTATCCGGTGTGGTTGACCTAGGAAATGAGAAATAGCTCCAAGCAACTCTTCGTCTGAAGGCAGCATCTTTCTGTAAGGAGACGCCTCGATCGCTTCCTTGACGATAGGAAGAACATTGTCATCAGGATCAGCAATCTTGATTGTGAAGTTTACACCATCGAGTTCTGGGTTTGCCATTGACTCCATCCAATAATCGTAAAGGGTTTGACTGTTTCGCTTTCGAACCTGAGCTGCAAGAATCTTCCTTTACCACGTACCTTAAGCTTTCTGAAGTTCACTTCTCGATCTATGAGGTTTTGGTTGTAGAGTTGTTGCTTGGTTGACCACTTGCCTGTGTTGGGATTGATCGTCGTATCAAACACCCCACGCATGAAACAACTAGCATCATCTTCGTTTTCGAGGTACACAAACACGTAGTTAGGCTGGAAAAATCTTTGTCCTTCGCCTTCGATCTCATAGCCCGAAACGAAGAAGCTAGAGTATTCTGTCGGAAGGCCATACACGGTCCAATCTTCAAATACAGAAACACTATTTGCGTAAAGGAAGAACGAGTCTTCTCCTGTAACCGTATATTTGATAACTTGATTATTAGATGCTTGAGATGCACTGGTGACGTAGAGAATTCCTCGAATCTTGGGCTCCAGCAAACCACCAATAGTTCCAGGTGTACTAATAGTCCAGGGATAGAACGCCTTCGACAAGACATTGAAGCATAGCAACTTGTTGTACACATAATCCTGAACAACTACCGGATCAGTGTAAATCCATTGAACCACATTATTGAATCGATCATAGGCCCCTTTAACAGGTAACCCTGAGTTTTTAGGAATGTTATTGAAGAAAGTCTTTATGGTCTCATCGGTTATAGACGTTACAGCAAATGAATTGTAGTTGGGATCAAAAGTAATGGTATAGATTCCATCTTCAGCCCACCAATACGGTACACCCTTTACTCCTACAAATGACAATGGACTTTGAGTACCGACACTGGAAAGCCTACGCACCTGATAGTCATTGGCCTGAAATGCATCTTGACTAGAACCGGATATCTGCCAAACTCCGTTGGTTGCGAAGACTAAAAGAGATGTCTGGTAGGCAAAGAGTTTCTTGACCGAAGCAATATCAGGTATCTTCACGACTCCTCCATCATCGGGGAGAAGATCAGTGAAGTGTTCGTTGGTAGGGTCATTCTTCTGGTAGCACTGAGAATACTGCTCGTCCCGTTCGAGGATTTGGGTGAAGTAAACATTTGAGTTACGACCGAATGCCTCTACACCTGCATAGAAAGCCCTGCCCGCGAAGAACTCCACAGCAGAAGGACGCTTGATCGTCGCGAACTCTTCTGAGATTGAACCTCCTGAGCCTCCGCTTTCACTTGGCGTGAAGAATCTGATTTCGGCGATCAGTGTGCCAGACGCATTTGTTTCGATCCAGATGTGATCCCAGAAAGTGTCTTGATCTGTCGAAGTAATGATTCTCCCACCGCTTTCATCCCCAGTATCAGTGAAAGTCACAGTTCCCAAGGAAGTTCCTTGCCCTACTCCTGTTGGTGCGCTTCCTTGTTTAGCACGAAGAGTCAGAGTTACACTCGGATCGGAGCTACTGATAAATCCTTGGGTATTAGAACCATAAATCTCTGCCTCTTTCACTCGAACAGAATTGATCAGGCTTCTACCAAGCACTCCCGATGTTCCTAGAACAGCGCAACCGAAAGAACTTTCAGACGTATCTCCATCAAAAGCATTGCCAGGAGAAGCAACCCCTATCGATAGAATAGACCCTCCAGTGATTAGAGTGGTGTCACCCAAATCGACTGTGTAGCCTTCTGCCAGGAGAGCTGCTGACCTATTTACATTGAAGACATCAAGTATAAAATGACCCTTGGGAGCAAGAGTGTTTCCGGTGGAAATGCCATCTACGTAGTCTGGGTTGAATACATCGCTGAATCCAGGAAGTTCGCTAGGGGTGCCGGTTGCCGTTGAAGTGTCTCGATAAAGAGAAGGAACATCGGCATTGGAAGGAGAATCCGCACGACTGACAGCCCATTTATTCAGGATATCCGCAGAGTCAGACATCCCAGCGGTGTTTTCCCCGCCTACATACCAGCCCTGATTAATGAGATTATACAGGTGCGCTGGATTCTGATCATCGAGGTCTTGAGGATCTATCGTTGGTCTTTCGGAAACATCAAGTCCGTCATCCAGTCCAACGAAATCTCTCTGGAGAAGCGTTAGAGCAACTACCGAGAAACCTGTACTTGAGGAGAACTTGATGAGAAGAGGATTAATAGCGGCGTTGACTACGATCAAGTTTCCCCTACCCTGGGCATATTGGCACGGAAAGAAGGACGGGTTCAAGGGAGAACCAGAAACCAACCCATCAAATAGGTCTACTGTACCAACAAGAGTCCCGATTACCGTTGTAGTCTCGGAGACATCAAAGAAGAAAAGGAATTGTCCTTGCTGCTGGACTACAAAGTTTCTTGTGCCCTCTCCGCCTACAGAAGTCCAAAGGTATTCGGTGTAGGCTTCAGAGGTCTGGCTAGTGATGCTTTGGGATGACCCACCCAACTCTCTATCAATGCCTAGGCGTCTAGTGACTCTCCCAGTTTCTTTAAAGACGCAATTAAAAGTTTCGGTACAAGCATCCTTCGGGAATTGCAGAGCTGTTTTCTCTGTGATCAATCCCTTGATGAAGTTGTTTTCTACCGTGACCTTTTGCTGGCGAGGCATGGTTATGCTTCTCTGGCTTCCAGAATTTCTTTGACTTTACGAGTGTTCTTATCAAGAGGGGGCTTGCTCTTCTCTGCTTTCTTCCGGTTGACATATGACCTGATAGCAATAAGAGCATCAGTACCTGAAGTGAATTCACCCTTTAGCTCTCGGGGTACACTGCCCGATTCTGGAACAACAGTCACAAATGCATAAGGGTCTCTGGAGCGAAGGTTGAACTTGAAACCATCTACAGTGACAACCCTTCGTCCAATGTCTTCATCTTCAATTGTTAGTTCTGAGCCATCTGTCCTGGCATTATCAATTTCAATTTTCATAGTTAGCTTCCTTGTCTGGTCGTTAGGAACCCATTCGGGTTTTGAAGGTCAATACTCTGCCGGAGAAGGGCGATGAATTCCTTCCGTATCTCGGAGCCGAGAATATAGGAGGAACATTGGTTACTGTTCTTTTCCGCTTTTGGTTTCTGATCTTTTGGATGCTGGTTTCCTTGGCAGCCTCTCTATTCTCTGCCTGCTTCAGCTCAGCAAAGGCCCTGACCTTGGCCCTGTTCTTCAGGAGGGAGAAAGCAGAGGGATCGATGTCAGGGATAAAGCTGTCTTCCAGAAGGAACTGCGGGTAGATCACCCCATGACACATGGTCTTGGACTTCTGGAGCGTCGAGTCTATTGAAGAGTCATAGCTGTCGAAGATAAGGGTTCGATCGTCTACCGAGGTCCACCATTGAGGATGCTTATCCGACGCAAACATAACTGGGAAATTTTCACCATGAAGAGTGATATCCTGTTGCCCAGCATTAATCGTATCGGTCTCCAATCCCCGTTGTCGGGAAAGAAAGTCCTCGAACTGGATGAAGTGAACATCCTCGAAACTGGCGATTGTTGCTCCGTCATCTCTGTTGTCGTACTTGACCCAATGTATCTTGGAGACATTCTCAGGAACAGTCATGAGCGTGGGTTTATTGATATCCCCTGAAGCATCAAGTTCGAAGAGAGTCTCATGTTCGGGGAAGTTCAAGTCTACTGCCAAGTCGTAGAAGACAGACCTAAGAAGAAGAGCAACGGAGTAGGACTCTACAGTATCATCAATTGAGTTGACCTCATCGGACTCCATCGAAGACAGTAGCTCCTGGACCATTTCTAGAACGGTGAATTTCATCTTGACTTCTCCAATGTCACCTGAACATTCCTTTCAAGAAATCCCAGCCGAACGTAAAAACAGCAGAGACCACAGCCAGAGCACCAGCGGCCCAATTGACCTTGGCTTCCAGCTTAGAGACCCTGCCGTTTTGTTTTTCTAGCGATATAAGAATTAAACTCAAGGTCCCCTCAATCTTGCCCAAGGAACGGATGATGTCATTTAATTCTTTTTCGTTCTGCAAATCCGGTTCCATTTAACATTCTCTCGGGCAACTTGTTCTAGGGTTTTCCTTGTGTCTTTTATATGCGGGTGGACCTTCCTAGCTATCTGACAGTAATTACTCACTGTCACGACACTCGGCTTGCTTGCACAGGCTGTCAATGTCAGAACTAGGAACAAAGGCAATAGCAGCTTCGTTAGCATCGTTGATAGCTTTCTTACTTTGATTGTCGATAGAATCCAGAAGTATCGTAATATCTTTCTGGCACTGCTCGTTCTCTCGCTGGATCGCTGCTCTTACAGCAAAGCCCTGATCTATTTCCTTGTAGACCCAAAGGCCAGCCATGGAGATAATCCAAGCACCAGCAATAATACCGTAGAGATTAAGACCCAGCATTGTTTTTCTGCACCTGCTTTGCGTAAGCGTCCATTCCAAAAGCTCCGAGGAAGATCAGGCCGACCATTCCGCCGAAGCTCGCGTAATAGGGAGCCAAGGCATTAATGATAGCAACATCCGGGGGAATGATAAACATACGAGCTGTGAGAACCAAAAGGACCCCCATCAGAGCCCAGGCTGACTCACGCTTGTAGGTTTTACACATAGTACCGTCTGTTGAGTTCGATGTGCGGGCCATCCTTGAACCTCTTCCAATCCCCACCCCAGATGATCTTTACTCCTAGCTCCTTGGCAGCCTGTTTGAAAGCCCTGGAGACTTCTTCGTAAAGAGGGAACTCCCAGCGAACCTTGCCGTTGATCAGGATAGCGAAATCGATCGCGTGACCAGTGAGATGGTTGCTAGACATTGTTTGAGAAGCACCAATGGAGACGTAATGCCTCTGCTCTTCGATAGTTCTCTTGCCATCGGTAATCATGAAGTCATAGAGCGAAAGTTCCAAGGCTCGATCACAGACCTTGCGGAGATCAGGATTAATGCCCTCCATTTCACGAAGAGAGCGTTTAGACCATACAAAGTGTTTCATAATTAACCTGTCCTGTATGTAATCTGAAAACTCAATGTAGTATCGTCATCTATTTGAGTATCAGTTAAATTAACAGCGTTCCCCGTTACACCCTGTGCAATTACTGAATCATTACTGTTATTCGTCATTCGGATATGCGTGTCACCCGAAATAGTACCCGCAGCTAGGAGTTGGCAGGGGCCTACAAAACTTAATCCAGTTATATTGGAAGTCAAGAACGGAAAATCTGTAATCAGCACGAGACCTACGCCGGAACCATTAGAAGTTAATACAAGAGTGCCCCAGCAGTGAACGACATTGCCAATTTTAATGTAACGGCCAACTTGTGTAGAGTAGGTGACTCCTGCTGCACTACCACCAAACGTCAAAACTGGAGTCCATGAGCCCTCTTCGTAGGGTGGAGAGATTCTAGCCCAAGCTTGCCAAACACCACTTTGTTTTCGACGGAACCACGCTTCATAGGGAGGTAGTTCTGCTTTAGTAGCAAATTGCTCTAGATTATCTGTACTGAATCGATTAGTAATAACCCTGATAGTCCAATCGTCAGCCGTGCCGTCAGGAGAATTTGTGAGGTTGCCGCCAAAGAAGAAACCGCTTACTACCAGGTTATCCAAGTCGGAGTTGTCAATGGTTTGAGCCCCGACAAAAGCAGGCGTACCAAGAAGATCATCAAAAGTGCTTCCAGTTCCGATAGTGCCTCCAGAATTGCCGAAAAATGTATCGTGATTAGGATACGCGAGAGCAGGGTTCGAACCCTCATATGTTTTGATCAAACCGCCCGATGCTAGAATATACGGCGTTCCTGTGTATGCACCAGAAACATCAGCGTAGAAAAGAAGATTGCCGCCTCCTTGAACGCTCACGAAGGCGTTTGTAAAGTTTGGGGTTCCCGTAACAACGATGTCACCAAGAATTCTGGCGGTGGCTCCTCGATCAACGGAGATATGCTCAGAACCGCCAGCATCAACTGTATGTCCACCACTATCCAGGTAAGCTTGTTTACTCACTCGAATTTGAATAGACCCGGCACCAAAGATCACAAGTGGTGAGCCAACAGGCGTTGAATTTCCAGTAATGATTAAACGGCCATGGTCATGCTTGATTATTGAACCGTTCGGTGCCTGAAGCTTCATCCCTCTCATTTCTACCCGACTTCCGTACTGCTGATACGCGAAATCAGTGCCGGTGTAATTAAGCAAGACATTGGCAGGCGTAGTCGTGTTCCCTTCAAGGATAAAAGGATGAACTTCTGGTTCGACAATGATTTCTGCGCCAGTCGTATATGTCCCATCAGCAATTTTAATTACCGGAGTTTGCAATTTGGTATCAACATTGGCCCTGATCTCATTGATTGCTCTCTGAATGGTTAGAAACGCACCAGAAGAGTCATTGACTAGACCAGAATTATTGTCGTTACCATCAGTGCGAACAAAGAAAGTAGTTGACCCCTCCAAAGAAGTTCTTAACCCGAGCGTACTACGAGCAGTCGCAGCATCAGAATCATCTAGAAGCGTGGCAGCAAAACTGGAGATAGTCGGAATCTCAAGTGTGGCTTTAGCAACGCCGGCATTATCGTCATCCAATAATGTCGCTATAAACGAAGACACAGTGAGACCACCTTGAATGACAGTAACCTCAACACCATCTGCCACGTCTTGGAGACGAACTGGATCAGTCAAGTTAATAGGCGCAGGAAGATTGAGGATGCGATTCGAGTTCATGTCCAGGTTTGATTCCATCTGATTAGGAGTGGAACCATCCCTGGACAGGGTGTTATCGAATGCAGCCTCAATCTTGTCGTTATTATCGTTGATAGCCCCTACCACCGATTGCTCATTGGCTAGGCTGGCTACATCATTGAGTGGTTCAATCTTAGACAAGGACTATCTCCGAGTTATTCGTAAAGGGCAACATATGTACCAGTGCCGGTAATTTCGACTACAGAAATAGGAATTGTAGTTCCAGCAATAGTAGCCAAACTTACAGCAGCACCAGTCTTGAATTCAAACGTAGCGATTCCTCCGACAGTCACATGAACCGCATCACATTGATCAAAGGGGACACCAGAAGTCACGGCAACAGCATGACGATAGGCACTATTCAATCCACGATAGGAAGGCATGATAGTTACCTCCGCTTCAGGACCCAGAAATCAACGAAGATTGTACCGTTGAAAGCAAGAGTTGCATGAAGGTTCGTGACTGTGATTACAACAGAACCATCAGCAGGGGTGACACCACCAATACCGGGAGTTCCCTGGGTGCTCGAACCCAAGCCCGCCATAGCAAAAACCATGTCAGTGGACTCGATATGAGTATTAGTAAGAGTCAGAGTGTATTCACCAGCGGCAGCGGTCGTCAGAGACTCAGAAGTAACTCGACCTGCGAGCCGGTGAAGAGTAGCAGCACCAGCGATAGCAGTAGCATTGAACTCTCCGAGCTGGAAAGTACCATTGCGAATATCCTGTGCCACGTTTACTTTATTGACCATTTTGAAAATCCTTATTTGTGAGGAACACGAGAGGGAAGCCTTGGAAGACCTCCCCCTCAATTAGAATTAGTTACCCACCTGCCCCGAAGTAGGAGCCGCGTGATAACGAATTACGAAGCGACCAATGCCAGTCGTAAACGTCCCGACAGTAGTCACAGTAAGCAGACAGGGAACTGTAAGTGCAACAGCCCCAGCAATCAATGCCCCACCAGTCACACCGGCAGGAGTCGAGTCAGCGTCTTTAACGAAGTCCACCGCGCCAAGGTCCATATCGGCAACCACGTAAGCTGCGATAAGACCATCAGCATCTGCCGAGGCGCTGTGAGTAGAACGGTCAAGCTCGATCAGACCTAGGTCAAAGCTAGTGCCACCAGCACCAACCTCAGTCCAGTGAACTCGAACATCCTGAAAGACAGCCCCGACAGGGAGACGAACGGACTCCGAAAGAATTGTCTCAGCACCACCAGCGAGTAGTCCGAAATCGATGACTGCATGGACCTCACGCAAATCACCACCATAACAGAACTCACCTACTTGCTGCTGAGTAGCCTCGTTACGCCCAAAGGGAATGAAGAGGCCGTCCTGGTTAAACCAAAAAGCACCATTTTGAAAAGACATAGTGTTAGGCCTCCATTATACCGTTAGAGCTGTAACTGTATTGCTCAGACCAACCACGATATTCTCCGGCCGGAAGAGCTTGAAGCCCCAACGCGCCGTAGTCACATACTCGTCCCTCTGAAGGTCCTTGTTGTAACCACTATCCACCATCGGGGGCTGACGAAGCACACCGACGAAGGGAAGAACATCATTGGCTGCGGAGAAGAACAGGTTTGCAACGCCGTTGGCGACAGTCGCAGTACCGATCGTCTCAGCAAGACCAGTCACAAGATTCTGCGAAACGTAAACGTCAAACCCATAGATGTTCTTTACGAACCTCATGCCGCTGGACATACCGCTATTAACGATACCTTCCCACTGCGGGTTATTACTTACGTTTGCAATGTTAGTGAGAGTGCTGACAGAAAACTCAACACTCGGATCGACAATGGCAACAAGGTTCGTCATAGGCATATTGGCCTTCTGAAGAGCGAACTTGGCACGGGCAAAATCAATGGGAGACATTGTTTGCTGAGTACCAGAACACACAAACCTGTGGTCGCCAGTGTTGATTGTATTGGGGTTACTCGGGGTTTGACCCGAGGGACCGATAGCAAGGACATCACTCTCAATGGCCTTCATGATTGCCCGCTCTTGCTTGGGAGCAAACTGCGGAACAAGCTGGGCCATATAGAATGTATCCTGTTTCATCTTATTCGTGATATATACCGCAGAAGCCTTGTACTCAGTAACGTTCAGAACGAAGTTACCAGTATCCATGGCGGTGTAACGAATTGCCTGACCCTCTGCATAGTCCATGACCTCAGCCAGGCCAATGCTCGGGATATTCAATTGATCACCGTCAGGGAAGCTATCTGTCAGCATATTCACGTAACGCATACCAATCAGTTCGTCCAAAAGCACATCCTTCGTCTGCTGAGTCCAGATGTTTGCACGAATCAGATGTTGGTTGTTGTTACTTGAAAAGCCGGACATCTAAATTCCTTTATTGAGATTATGAGAAGAATGAGTCTCCCATATCCTCAGCAATCTTATGCATTTGCAATTGGTTGGCAGCAGACCAGTAACGCTTCGGGTCTTCCTTCCTCATTTTCTCAAAGGAAGCGTAGTTTTGCTTATTCGAGTTGGAGGGAATAAAGGAAGACACCTGGGACCTTGGAGGAGTTACATCATCTGTATTGACTTGCTGGTTCTGAACCTGCGTGCCAACACCTACGAGTTTAAGGAAAGCCTTCGGATTAGTTTCAGCAACAGACTCCAAGAATCCCTGGCCGCCTGCTTCATCAGATATTTCCTTCAGCTTTGCTTGGTAATCCTTGCCCCAAGCTTTTTCCAGTTGCTGCTTGACAAAATCTACATTCGACTGCCGAGTGGAAACATCCTTCTCGGTTGACAAGATTTGTTTGACAGTTTTCGTGATATCCTCTTGAGTGACTGATTGGCCTTCCTGGGGAGTTTTGGTGGGCTCATCCTTTTTAGGCTCAGGAGTCTGTTCCAGGCGGTCCAGGAATTGCTCTAGAGAGATTCTTTGTTCTAGCTCTTCGCGAAGGCCAGCCAATTCACTTTCAAGGTTGTGGATGTGCTTGTCTGAATCCAGCTTTCCCTTGGCGAGTGATTGGATATCTTTGAATTTCTTGCCTTCACCTACGAGAGCTTCAATAGGGTCGTCTGATACGGTCGTATCCTGGTTAGTAGGTGTAACCGTCGTCTGCTTGCTTTGGTCAAATAGAGACATTAATAAGTTCCTTGATTTGGGTCATTGCTTGAATGTAGCCATTATAGTGAGCCTGTTTCTCTGCCCAGTTGGGCTTGTCGTATGCATCCTGGCTGCGTTCGATGCGACAGGTAGTTTGAATAAGCTGGTCTATGAGTTCACTTAGGCGGGGAAGAACAACAGTTTCGTTACCTAGATACTGTAGAAACGATTGCTTCGTTGCCTCATCAAATCCCTTGGTCCAAAGACTGATTGGGTTGCGCTGTTGGACTTTCGGCTTCTGCGTCGATTTCTTGGTCATAGTCATCTGCGGTCAATCCTGATGCTGTTTGAGCCTCCATCGCCACAGACTCCTGCTGAGACTGCATGAGCCTCTGAGCATCCGCTTGTTCGGTGAGTCTGATAAACGGAGAGACGATGTTGAAGTCTTCGAGTTCGAGCTGTGCTTCCCAGAGCTGAGCCAGTTTGAGACCAGACATATGCACGATAACTCCCTGGTCTTGGCCAGCAGAGGAACTGAAGAACGTAGTGAGGTCTTGTACGAGCTGTGCCCTTTCAGCGAAGTGTCTGGCTGCAATAGGTTTGATCCTTCCTGCGCCAGTGATATCCTTCGAGGAAAGAGTCATGAAACTTGCAGCTTTGAATTCATCATCAAAGACACGGATGGTCGTCAGAGAAACATTACGTCTGGCCAGTTCAAGCTTGGCATTCATTAGCTGCTCGGTGAAGTCACGTTCGTAGTGCTTGGTTTTGGCCTCGAAGATACGCCCTGCGGCATTCTCTAGTTTCTGGACCTCGTATTTGGTCTTTTCACCGGGAGTCCTGAAACCCATTGCTTCTTTGGGAGCACCAGCCATTTCCTCCATCTTCTGTTCGAGGATGGCGATTTCAGTATTGGTGTTAAGGACAGACGGATCGGGGGAAAGAAGCTCTACATCTCCATCTTCAGAGACATTGATCTTCTCGAAAGGACCCCAGTCAAAGTCATCAACGAAGCCCTTGATCTTGATAGGCGGGTAGGCTGTGAGGTCCCAAACATCCGCTTTCATATTCTCCAGATGGTCAATCCGGTATTGGAGACCAACAAGATTATCCAATGGACCCATCGCCCAGAGATTATCAGGACGAACCCTCCAACCTACATGATAGATCGGAGCGTGCCCGAAGAACGAAGGGTTGGTTGCCTTGGAAAGAATCTTGTGGCGATCAACAATCTTGACTACTTGATTGCGGTGAAACTTTCCTGTCTCTTCTTCAAAGTAGTCCCCGTAGAAGGTCAGGACTTCAGCGTAGTCAGATTCAAGGTAAGCACGATAAGACTCAAAACCACTGATCTCGTAGATGGCATCCTTGGTTTGAGCGGTGCCAGTGAACTGGGCTACGTGGTTTCGGACTTCTCTGAGGTACTGATACAATTCCTCCAGAGATTCTCTTTGACCTGTGTCCAATGATTGCCGTTCCAACATCTCCTTGATATCACCAACAGAGACAAGGGATCGGACAACCTTGGGGCTGCTCTTGAAATCTGATGCTGTGGGATTGAAGACAATATCAAGAGGAGAGATACGCCTGAGCATAGGGCCGACATAGCCAACCTGTTCTCGTGGTCCTTGATCTTCTCCCTCGACTATCGAGGTTTTGTCCACCCATTCGACCGTAGCGAAAGAATTGCCGTAGTCGATATAATCGTAAACAAGCTTCTGCATCTCTGCGTAGAACTCAGGACGATTTACAGTCCAGCGCATGTAGGCTTCGATAGCCTCTTTCTTTCTTATGTCCTCTGCTTGTTCGTTATCACCCTCCCAACGTAGCCATTTGCGCTTAGGAAACATTGTTGCCATGTAATTGGCATGGAGGTTATCCCTGATCTGGCAGAGCTTAGGGATAGTTGTCTTATTAGACCAAGGAAGAACCCTATTGGTAGTCTTCGTGGTATCAGTAGCGAAGATGTATCTTTGAACTTCTTCCTTCTCAGCGATCCAGGGTTGCCTGCGTGCTTCCCAATCGATATAACGATTGCTGATCCAGGAAGCTAGACGATCGGGAGTAAGGATTTCATCAATGACGAGAACCTGAGAAGTCATTAGCTAATGCCACCAAATCTGGAGTGAGGAGTGTATCTAGGCCGTTCTTTGCCAGCGTATTCAAAACCAATGGTAGGAGGAATGGCAATCTCTACAGCGGCACAAAGGGCATCTTTGATATCATCGTGAGCTGGATTCTGGGAGACAAGTTCTTGTTCTAATAGCTGACAGGAACCGCCTCTGAAGTGCCATACTTGCCTGTTCGCGTATTTGGGCTGAAGGGCTGCGTCTATTCGCTCTTCCTTTGCCCCCTCCTTATGACTTGGCCTGAATTCATCGACTACAAGAGCCAAACCGTTAGGTCTGATATAGTTGTCTTTGATTTCCTTCACAATGATGCTTTGAGCAGCCGAGATTTCCATTCTGACTTTGCGGAAACCCCACTTGATGTGAAGGGAAAGAAGATGATCGAAGTAGACCTTTATTTGATTGGTTTTGAACCTGTCCACATCGAGGACGTAATAGTTTTTACGGGCGTCAGCTCCGATCACTACAATCGCTGTGTAGTCTGCTTCCTTTCTAAGAGAGAAGGCAAAGTCCACAGCAGCAAAGAGGTTTAGTCTGGAATCTTTGAAGTACCATCGCCCATTGCGTTGCTCCAACCATCGTGGATCGTAGTATTGAAACATATCGTGGGTGATTGTGGCACTGGATATATCATTTGGATCGTTATAGTATTGCGCTCGAAACCTAGTCGGGTCAGCGTATTGAGCACGTTTTCTAGCGAGTTCCCGCTGATCAAAACCGAACCACTTACCATCGTACCGTTGGCTTCTTGGCCAGAGATATTGACCTGTACCATCACCAATGGATTCGACTTGTCGTTCGAAGGTTTCAACCAAATGCTCTGATTCAATAATTTCTCCATCATCATTGAATATCTCGACCACCATTGATTGCATTGTGTGATAGTAGTCTTCAGGATGATACCTGGTTCCTACAGCCCAGAGTCTTGAATCAGTACCAAGGATAGAAGCAAGATATCCTGCCTGAGTCTGTGCCTTCTCTCTTCCCTCTTCGGTGTAGGCGTTGTCCTCGACTACAATATCATCAAGTACAGCAATATCACAATGAAGACCAGTAATAGTTGAAGTAAGACCGGCAGTAAAGATGGTGGGATCACGAATGAACTCGACTTTGCGAAGAGGATGATCAACACAGATTTCAGTCTCTGTCCATTTCTCCCTCTTCGACTCTTCCAGGTTGACCATCTCTGGCCAGTAGTACCTGTAGATATCCGAAGTAAGGATATCCTTGATGAACTTGAGCTGCTTGGTTGCGAGCTTGGAAGTAGAGGAGATATAGAGGATACGAACAGTAGGGTTCTTGGTAATCTCCCAAGCACACCGATAAGCAATCAAAGCTGACTTCTGATGATCGCGGGGGAGTAGAACTAGCTGGTGACTCTTTGCTTCAGGTCTTGTCCACCATCGAATGAGGTCTTGATGAACGTGCCCCAAGATTCTATTGGGATGAACCAGCTTTATGAAAAACTCTAGATCATTCAGCGCCGCTTGTCGTATCAGGTCTTTCTTCGTGGTCGCCATTAGTAAACATTCTATCGAAATCGTCGTTGACTTGCTTGTTGTCTAAAGCAATCGCAGCGGCAGCATCTTGAATAGACTGCTTGCTGGGTCTGCCACGAGAGTTCTTCTCTTGGGGTTTGGGTTTAGAGAAGTCACCTGCCCAAGAACGCTCGATCAAGTATCGGTTAGCTGCAAAGCCATTACGACCATCTGCCTCAGCTTCTTCCTTGATCCTCTGGAAGGCTTGAGACTTGAGTTTGATTTCCAGCTCTGCTCTCCAGACCTTGATAGCATCCTGGAGTCTTTCGTTCTCAGAACCCAGGATTGTTTGCCAGTGATCCCAACCTCCTAGACATTCGCTAGCAAACTGGTATTCTGTCAGGTCTTCGTAGGTAAGGTAGAGCTGGTGGAGAGAGGGGTATTGATCCAGGGAGTAGGGAAGAAGAGTGTAGATAACCCGAGATTTAGGAGTCAGATGAGATTGATAGGTTTCTAGGAATATACCTGTAGTGACCCATCGACCAGTACCGAATCGGAAGACTTGGTATCTGTTGGGACAATCCTTGAAGCTATGGTCTTCGTTCTTGCAAATATGGCAACTGGTCATTGTCGAATCACTAATTTGAAATTTACCCTATATACCCAATAGTAACAGATTTTTGAGTAATTGTCAATACAATTCTTACATACAACGTATCTCGGGTGCACTTGACAGGGGACTCGCAGTCTCGTAGAGACCCGCAGGCAAAGCCGAGGACCACGTTGCCAACGTGAGGGTCGTGGGTTCAAATCCCATCGCCCGCTCCATTTTGGCCTTGGTCCCTAGAACAAGGGGAGAACGAGGCCATGCATCTCCTGGGACCCACTGTCGAGACCTACTTCAAGCGCAGAGCCAAACCTGGACGCTATTGGCTGGAGCTTGAGCACAGGTTCGAGCAACACTTCGTCCCGAGGTTGGGGGGAAGGAAGAGACTGCTGACCACCATTACCAAGGCCGATCTAAGGGAACTGATCGAAGAAAAGGAAGATCAAGGGCGTCCAGTAGCCGCCAGGACAGCCTATGAGTCCCTTAGTCCTTTCTTCAAGTGGTGCCTTGGGCGGGACCTTATCCTTAGTAATCCACTAGCTACCCTTCCTCCTCCAAGGATTCCTGAATCAAGGGATCGAGTATTGAGGGAAGAAGAGCTAAGAAGGATATGGAAGGCTACCTATGAAATGTCCCTTTGGGGTCCTATGTATAGGTTACTAATGCTTACAGCTCAGAGAAGGGAGGAAGTAGCCCAGATATCATATCAAGAGATAGAAAGAGATACATGGGTAATTCCTAAGAATAGAACTAAGAATAAGAAGGAACACATAGTACCACTATCTCAGCAGGCACTAGAGATAATAAACTCTAGGCCCATATTCATAGGTAAAGGGGTCTCTGGGTATTCTAGGGCTAAGATCAAGATAGATAGTCTCTCTGGAGTACAAGACTGGAGAATCCATGATCTCAGGAGAACCAGTGCTACGGTTATGCAGGAGCTGGGAGTACAGGAGCCAGTAGTAGACAGAATCCTGAATCACTCGATCAAGGGGGTGAAGGGAGTGTATCTCAGGTATCAGTACCTTCCTGAGAGGAAGTATGCCTTGGGGCTTCTGGGGCTGTACTTAGAGTCATTGGGCAAGTAGGGGTACACCCCAGCTCTAGAATGGCCCTAGGAATCGTTTTAAGGGGTGCTACGCTAACGATCTTGGTCTTCAAGGTAGGTGGGTAGCCAAAGGGACTAAGAATCGCTGTAGACCCCCTCCTAGGGCTCTAGAATGGATTTCCTTATTTTCCATGGTCAATAGTGATTTTAGACCGACGGCATTGATCGTAGGTTCGCTTTTGGACCTCTTCCTGATCTATGGCTCGTGCCCAGCCGCCAAGGACAGCAGACTTGTAGGAAGATGGGGGCATGTTCAGAACAGCTAACCGAGCCTTATTGAAACACTCCCGGTCCCGGTAGTAGGACTTTGGAATTTCTTGAGCGCAAGCAGAGAGGAGAAGTGCAATTATGGGTAGGATAGTGCAGGTGTTTTGCTT